CTCAAATCCCAATGTGTTTTTACGAGATTCTAATTATTATACGTGCGTATTCTATTTAGATTCTACTGAGAATACAAACACTTAACCAACGAATGACACTACCATTTGATTATGATTCGAGAGAGATTGCGAAAGTGGCTTGGCATCGAAGATAATGCCTCAAAGCTTACAGACCTCAAGAAAGAGCTTTTTCTCATAAAGGAGAACTTAGAAAATCAGATCTCTCAACTTAGAGCTGAACTTGAGACCCAGCTTAAGGACAAAGTCGAGAGAGAAGAACTAAACGAACTTCTCTTTAGACTTGACGAGCTGGAGAGAGAGGTAAAGCTACTTGAAAAGTACTCCCTGCTTAATGCTCGCGTTGGGGAAATCTCTCATAAGGAGATGCTGAAACAAAAGATTCTTGACATTCTCTCAACGAGAGAGGAAATAACAATCTCAGAACTTCAATCTCTCGTCGGCTGTGGCTGGAAAAAATTGTATCAACTCCTCAAGGAACTGGAGAAAGAGGAAAAGCTACGGAGAGAGAAGAAGAAGGGCCGTGTCATACTCAAGCCAATTAACCCCCTTTAAATCACAATTTCCTATTTATAGTATATGGGAGACATAATGAATGTTGCCATCCAGCTTCTCAACATCGTGAAGGTAAAAATAGAAGGGGCAACCACCGCGGATCTCATAATAACATACATCTTCCTCCTCGCAATTTTCCTCAGCATCCTCTACATATCCAGTGGTAGTAGTTTCTTGCGTAGAGGATCATGAGGATACCCGAGACGAGGGCCACGTACCACAAAGTGGAGAGCTGGAATGTCAAGTAAACTTTACCCAGAATGCCAGGAGTCACGACAACAGCCCCTGTGAAGAGGTCCAGCACAGAATACTTTCCGACCTGACTTAGGGCCTGGTAGAAGATTACCACGGTTCCCATAACTAGGACGAGCATTGAGGCCCCCGCGGCATAGTAGAGCTTCAAGTTTCTGTCAATGAATATCGAGACAGCAAAGAGTATTCCCGTCACGATGGCCAGAACCTGGAGCGGCTGAATATGCTCAGCCACATACTTGAGGATCTTAGCCTCGGGAGTTAGCTTCCCCACGTTCTGATACATCACTCTAATTTCGGCCCAGCTGTGGCTTTCCTTGAGATCCGTTCCGTGTGCTGAGGCCTCCACCCTGAAGATACCGAGATCCTCCGAGGCCACTCCAGCACTTAGAGTCGCCCAATAGGGAAGCAATAAAGATAGAATCGCCAAGAGGGCCACGATAGTTCTTCCAGTCTCCATTATGACAACACCTCCCAGGCTTGGATCTGAAACTTTACCAAGAGCACTATTAGGACAATAAGGAATATAGCCATTGCCGTTCCTATGAGCGTTCTCGCCGTCTCAAATTCACTCTTGAAGCTTGGCCTTCTTGCCCAAGAAAGAGCCTGATGAACCAATTTGCTTGTTGCCAAGATTGCAACTAAGAGCGGGCTGAGAACTTGGAGTGCCCTAAGCCTCAAGAGGTTTATCTCATAGTAGCCCGGCCCTGGGACTTGCATCAACGGGTTGAATGGATCCTGAACCCACTCAGGTTTCACGGCCTGAAGGGCCTCCAGCTCTTGGTAGTAGTGAATTGCAAGGATTACAAAGACTGCGATAAGGAAATAGTGAAAGGCCTTGAGGGCTTTATATCCTGAAAAGCGGCTCATAGCCAACCCACTCCTTCCAGTCATCGGATTTTCTCTTCTTCGGGGCCTTTTTCTTCGGGGCAGTCTTCTTTTTCTTGGGCTTAGGGGTCTTCTTGGGCCTATCCTTCCGATACTTCGGATTCCGAGGCTCTTCAGGTGGTATGTCATATGATAAGTCAAGGACTTCCGCCAAGATGGCCCTCGTGTCGATGTCCAATCTCGTGAGATCCTTCATGATGTCCCTCACGTTGAAGTCAATGTCTATATCCTCAATGTCTCTGATTATGGTTTTCTGGCGCTCCGAGGTTCTGAAATCGATGTCTATATCCTGAACCTGGCCAAGGAGCTGATTCACGTCGAGGTCAAAGTCCAAGTCTATCCTTGTATCCTGGCCAGTGTCAAGGATATCGGCAAGGTCCTGCCGGGTGTCGTTGATTATCTTTGTAGTGTCATCTGTTCCCGAGCCGGTCCCAGTGTCAATTCTCGTGGAGTCCTCGATGTCCATCCTGGGGGCTGAGGTCGAGGTTGAGGTCCTTGAGAGCGTTGGAGTCTTCACCCCAGGAATCACGATATCAGGCCCTGTCGAGACTTTCACGGGACCCTTCCATTCTTTTATCATGAACTTCACGTCTTCCAGCTCTTTCGCTATATCTCTCATTATGGTTCTCAGGCTTCCAGAAGAGGCCGGGGCCGATGTCTTGGGAGGCTTCACGGCCTCGTCAAGGTTCAAGGTGCTGAGAGAAGTTCCCGAGGAAGAGGGCTTAGTTGAAGTCTTCGAAACTCTGAGGAAATCATCATTCAGGAACTTTTTGATGTCAATTGAAGTCTTAGTCACGTCATCGTAAATCTCCCTGGTGACAATTGTCTTCGTGAGGTCATCCGTGTTGTAGCTAATTATTTTCACAATCTCGTTCGGAGCTTCCCCCTTCTTGACGCTCTTTAAGAAGTTCATTATGTCATCAGTGTTCACAAGCGTCTTGGTCGTTGTTTCCACGAATCTGGCCATATCGTCCCCCAAGGAAGCCATCTGGCTAATCTTCACCGTTCCCACGTTCACGGCCTTGTCTGAAAGCGGAACGTCAAGGATTCTGGTAGTAGCCATGACGTTGTCTCCAGCCGTGATGGATTCATATGAACGGGCCGAGAACTTCAGCGGTATTTTCTCGACCTTTATTTCCTTCGGGCCGAAAAGTCCATACTTCTTCGAGACGGTGATACGGGTCAGCTCGTCGAAGTCAAAAGCCTCAGTTCTTATTGCCCTTGCAATATCGTCACCATCTATTTTTATTTCTTGGACAATCTGCCTATACCCGCTGAGGCCTCCAGGCTGCTCATAGACTACCGGCTGCATAGCCTTGTAAATCGCTGATGTCCCCATTGATGCAAGAATTGAACCTGTGATTTCCCCCCAAAAGCCAGGGTCCTTTGCACTTTCTTTCAAGTTATCAGCCAGGAAGCCCCAGACGCTCTTATTCTGAGCATCTGCCCAGCGCTGGATTTTGTCCCACTGGCTGGCGATCATGACCAAATCAACTGGGAAAGTGAAGAATCCAATCGCTCCTTTCACAAGACCCTTTCCAAATCTTTCTATAGCTGAATCGTCGCTATCATAGTCAAGACCAAGCTCGTCAGCTAACATTCCTGAGGCCGTGTATAAATTGCTCCAGGCCTCTGTCTCCCTTCGGATATCTTCAAATGTCTTAGTTTGATCAAAGTAAAGTGGTATCTCTAGCTTGGAGGGTTCTTCCTCAGAACCACCTAAATTTATCTCAGTGTGCAGGCTGAGCCCCCTTGAACGGGCCCTTGGATTTTTGAAATTCTGAGGATTCACGTCAATCAGGAGCTTATCAGGATTTGTGTCCAAAAAGTCCAAAGGCTTTAGAACATTAGCCTCAAGAAGCTTTTTCCCCCTCGCCTTCTTGAAAAGCTGATCCTCATTGATTGCCTGCGTTGCCTGCCGGGTTTCCTTTTCTATTGACTTATAGGAATAAGAAGGCGGATTTATCACAGTCACAAAGCCAGCATCGTTGATAATAACTCCCGCCCCAGGATGACGCTCCTGATAAGACTCAGCAAACCCTCTAAGACGCATTAGCGTACTCTCATAAGCCACTTCATTGAGCTTCTGAAGAAACTCGTTGAACTCCTCCCTGAGCATTTTCTCAACGCTTTCCTTCTCCTCCTCACTCGATACCGTGTAAGTCTTTTTGAGTTCCTCAGGAACCTCAAGGCCATAGATGGCCGCATAGGTCTCAAGCTGATTCAGCACGTTCTCGTCAAGGGCGACCTGATACTGAACTTTTTTATTTGCCTTATAGGCCTCGTCAAGGGCCTTCAAGAAGGCGTCAAACTTCTCTTTTAGCATGTTCTTAGTCTCATCGGCCTTGTCGGGGGTTACGGTGTAAGTCTTTTTGAGTTCCTCAGGAACCTCAAGACCTACCTTGGAAGCCGCTTCCTCCAGTTGGTTAAGGACATCCTGGTCGAGACTTATCTCAACATACTGTTCCATCTGGACCTCCTCAATCTTGGCCTTGGCCTCAGGCTCCTTCTTCTTCGGAGGGCCGAGCACGAGCCTTTGGGGCTTTGGCGGAGTAGCTATGAACTCGAAATCAGGCTGAGGCTTTCTCTGTGGAGGCCTTGGAGGGGCCTCAATGTCCTGAAGGTACAAAACGCTCTTATCCATTACCCGAACCATCACGCTCCCTCCAGAACCAGCTTTCTAAGTTTGTAATAATATGACTCAGAGACCTTCCCCTGTTCTTTCAGGCTTTTGATGTGGGCCAAGGCGGCCTCTTTGCCATCTCTCTTTGCAATTTCAAGAACCCTATACTTTAGCCCACTCTTTCCAAACTCGACAATGCTCTCAAGGGCCTTGAGTTCTTCATCATAATTAACACCCTTCTTGCGCCGTATCTCAACCTGAAGGTCATAGTTCGGCTGAGGTAGAGGACTAAACTCGTAGATGCCGAACCTTCCTGAGTCAATTATCATCTGTCCTGGCTCAAGTCCAAGCGGGAGGGTCGGTTCTACTTTGCGCTTTGGCGGGACTGTGGCATCCTGAAGGTAGATATACGTCTGAAACTTTGGAAGAATCATCCAGTGGACATCAGAATAACTGTGGGTTGCCGCGTAGAGAGAAACACGGGCCTTTCTAAAGTCCTTGAACTTGTTCTTGAAGAACCTCACGAACCAGTACTCGATACCGGTAACGACCGAGGGAAAGATGTCATCGAACTCGTCAATGTAGAAGCCAAGCCAACGCCTGTCCTTGCGCTTCGTAACCTGCCAAAAGAGTTCATACCAGAAGTAGTTGGGATTAAACCTCATTAGCTCCTCCTTCTTGACCTTGAAGTACTCATTCCTTCTCATCTCCTCGAACAACTCAACGCTGAAAGGATAGTCATACGGAGCATAGACGACATTCACCTTATTGGGCTTGAGCTTCTTGAGTAGGTCCTTTGGATTCTTGTACTCCTCAGTCGTTACCTCAACCTTCTCATAGCTCGTGCCATGCACCTTATACACTGTCATGTCGTCCTTGTAGTAGTGATAGAACACCGAGATGTCTTCCCAGTGCGGAAGCTTGTGGATCTGCTCCAAGTCCCTACCTCTCCATATCACAACTTCCTCGTTCTCTACCATATTCACGATCATGAGGTTTAAGAGAAGGGTCGTCTTGCCAGCTCCAGGACGGCCTATGATGAGGGCCTCTTTACCGCCCGTCTGTGGATCCCTCGTTACTAACTCCTTCCACAGCCTTTTCCCAAACTCCGCTAAAGCGGCACGCCCACGAGAGAGGTAAAACGGGCGCTCCGCAACCATATTACCACCTCTCCCCTATTCTCCTATTCCCCTACCCACTGCTATTTTCTTTCTTTAATTAGGGAATCCAGATAGTCAGAAATTTTTAGGGTGCCCATCTGGCCCTGCGCCAGTCCAACGCGAAGCATTTCGACGATGATTTGTTCTTTGATATCCTCGAGAACGAGCAAAGCTTTTTGAATTTCTTTGTACTCATCATCAGAGAGCAAATTAAAGTCGCCTCGTGCATACTGAGCGTAAACGTCCCAGTTCACAGCCGTTGCGATTTCGTCTACTCTCTCTTTGAGCTTTTCAACTTGCTCAAGCTCCTTCTTTGTTGCTCCGGTTGTCTCCATGTAACCCTTAAGGAACGCGATGGCCGTTCTAAGCCAACTAATCTTTTGAATGACAGTTTGAGCACCGTTGAACATCATGACCGAAAATAAGATGTTGTTCGCAACCTCGACAGCCTTCACCTAGAATCACCTCTCGATTTTCTTGAAAATCGGGCGAGGCCTCCTCACAATCTTGAAGCCCAGAATGCCGAGTTCGAGGCCCTTGAGGATGATTATTTTTCCGAGGACGTAGAGAAGCTTCTGGCTGGGGACTAAGAGAACGTCCTTGACGACACGGCCAGCCTTCTCTTTCTCCCTCTTGTCCTCCTGGAAGGCCTCATAAGAGGAGTATATCACTACCCTATCCAATGAGCCCCCTCTAAGCTGATATGAAACAATCCAGTTCGCATGCTGGGTTTTCGCAAATTCTTTTTTATTCGTCCGATAGAGGTCAAGCCAGTCAAGAGCATTCTTTATTTTCTCCCCCTCCCTCACGAGGTCCGTGTAGAGGATATCAGAGAAGAAAATGACAAGCTGAAGAAGCTCAATATGCTGGGTCCAGTCAAGAGTCTTCCCCAGCTCCATATAGTCCAAGAGTTCCCTAAGCCTCATGAAGTCGTCAATAAGCTTCTCCTGAACCCTGTTGGGAGTTATAGCCCTTTCCCGCGGAACATCAAAGGCCTCGGCCACCCTTTCACCTCCTCTTATTCCTCAGCTTCTTTAGAACCTCCCTGTATTCGTCTATGATATCCCTCGCCACTTTTTCCTTTCTCCCATAGAAATCGCTGTCTTTCGTTACAACGAGCTCAAGAAGATTCATCCTAGACATTGCAGTCCGATACGAGATCCTGTGGGCCTTAAGGTCATTCACTATCGCCTTTGCTATGTCCTCAACCTCAACTATTGAATCGAGGCCCTTTTTGCCACGGTCCTTTACCCTCTTCCCCAAGTACACATACCCCATCAGCTCACCCCCAAAATGCCTATGTATATTAGGAATAAGAGGAAGAGGACAGGCGAGAGGGGAACACTCTTCTTGGCCCCCTCACGACCATTCCATATCGAGATGGCAAACATTATTCCAGTAGAAAGAGCCGTCCAGAGGAAATTACCCACCAAGAGAACGTAGCCAGTATAAATCCAGATGTCCACAGCCCTAATAATCCTGAACTTCGCCAAGAGGAAGGCCACCGCCTTGGCAAAGAAGTAGATGAAGAGAGCCACAAGCCAGCCCCAGAGAAGGCCCGCCCCAATGAAGGCTATTATCTCAAACAAGAGGGCATAAAGACGCTTAACCTTTGCTTTCGTGTAGTCGCTTCTCGTGACAATTGCGAAAAGGAAAACGGCTATTGAGTAGAAAACCAGTCCAAGCCAGCCCATTTCCCTCACCTCTTAGCCCAGACCTTCAGGGCCTTGTAAAGCTGTTTGTAGCCGAGGAACAGAATAAAGACGCCCAATGGCACAGCCAGGATGCCAGGGCTAACATCTATGAACTGCATAAGGCCGAAGTAAACAATGTTGCCCTCGACGAAGACGGGTTCGGGTTCTTCAAAGTACAGCCACGTCATGAGAACTGAGGCGGCCCAAATCATGAGGGCCACCAATATTCCAAGCCCAGGAATGGGGGGATTATTGAAGAAATCCTTTAGCATTCCCTCAAGGTCGAGGCTGAGAAGGTGCTTGAAATATTCTCCACCAAGCCACCTCGTGAAGAGGGAAGAGAATTTGTCTATGTCCTGCGAGGCATCCGGGAGGAACTCGTCTGCCGTGATATTGTTGAGATTTATGTTTATCTGGGCACTCTCCCAGGAGGTTATGACCTGAGATGGGTAGAGATAGAACACCAAATTGTCTATTGGAGCCTGGACGCTAATTATCGCGGACTTATAGCCCGGAGCCGTGACATTCAGGGTTAGCGTCTGATTATACGGAAGAGGCATAAACCATGGAATGAACGTTTCTCCATCTATGCTCTTTATTGTGAGGTTGTAAACAGAGATTTCTGAATTGTCAGTAGCATCGTAAGCCTTTACTGCTGGAATTGAAACCCTCACGGCCTCGGCCCCGTAGTTCACGCCGTCCAGCTCCTCAACGAGCGGGATTGTGGGGAAGATGGGCGCACGGTTCAGCCACTTGCCGGTGCTCGGGTCGTAGGAGTACGGGTCATACCAGAGGATGAGGCCGTCGAGCGGAGGATTTGAAGGGTTCTCGTAAATCTGGCGGATTTCTGAATCGCTGAGGGCACGGTTGTAAATGAGGACGAGATAGATTTTGCCGTCAAGTTGTTGATAATCTCCAGGGGATCTTTTACCGAGAAATATGTCTGCAGTATCCACATAGTCGCTTATCACGTCGCTAAGCGTTTCTGTCTCTTTTAATTCTCCATTCAAGTATATTTTTGCAATTGTATTGTCTACAACACCAGCGAGCATAAACACTTCATTCTCTACTGCTCCAGCAATAAGCCTATAGACATTCAATGAATTATCAACAAGTATAAATCTTGCATAGTTCCCACCAACGTAAAGCTTGAAACGATCACTACCCTTAGAAACAAGTGGCTGGAGTCCCTTATTTGGATCATCAGGTGTGTAGAATTTATCAACGCTTGCAAACACAATTGCTGTTAGTTGTTTTCCAGTAACTACATTAGATGCTACTACATAATCACCGCTGCCAAAAGCCACGCCGTAGGCATCTGAAAACTCGCTCTCTGAAATCGGCCTCAGTGGGACGTAAGTCGCTCCGTAGATGCTCCCATCGTGCCCGTTGCCGCTCTTGTCGTGCCAGGTGTTTGTTGATGGGTCAACGCTGTCCGGGGCGTACCACAAGACGAGGCCCGAGGTGGGCGGGTTCGAGGGGTCTTCGTAGATAGCTTGGATTTCCGATTCGCTGAGGGCACGGTTGTAAATGAGGACGAGGTAGATTTTGCCGTCGAAGAAATTATCACTACCTGCATATGCCCCCCCAAGGGCATTCACTGTCATATTGCTCAAAACCGGTCTCGTGCCAAGCTTTGTAGTGTCCAGGTATGTTGTGACTTGCTCACTGTCAGCAACCAGGGCAAGCATGTACGTCTTTCCAAGATTTAGTGTGTATGGATATATTGCCCAATAATCGCCGTTTGTATTCCCTTCTGCATAGATTCCAGAACTTGTGAAGCCAATATAACTGTTATACTTGCCACTATCTTTTGAAATAATGTTCGCACGTTCACCATATGCAGAATCACTAAAAGCGTTGACTCTAAAGAATATTATTACAGTTGAAGCGTTAGCATCGAGCGTAACGCTGTTGAAAGACACATAATCATCCACGCCGTCAAACTGCACCCCATAGTAGCTCGTTGTTGCCGCTTTCACTTGTGGCGCGAGCAGGCCCGCGAGGATGATTATTAGGAGAGCAGAGAGACGGCGAGTCATGTGTCCACCCCCCTGTGGCTCGCCTGATAGAGAGTCCAAGCGTAGGAGGCATAGACAATCGCCTGAAAGATGTTAGCCAGCGTAATATTGCCCCTAATTGGAACATCCAACCCAAGCATTGACCATGTGGGAGAGAAACCCCTCACAATACCCTCAAGGAGAATCATTAGCCCAGTCACTGCTACAGAAATCGACATTCCAATGTTCCCAATTATTCCGACAAGTCCCGACTGCTGTGCTAAGTTCTTGAAGTATTCTATCACCGCATTGTCCATGAACTGAAGTGTATAGTATTTGTCGGCGAAGGAGAACCAAGGGAACATCATTTCCGCAATCAGGGGAGCATAGCTTAAGAGAATACTCAATAACCAAAACGATATTGGGAGTCTCGCTATTCTGATCTCGCTCAACTCAACCATTTCGCATCACCCCTCCAGCCAGCCGTATTTCTTAGCCCCCGTGAATAACCCCAGGGCTGAGGCCACTCCCAAAATCGCCGTTAGAGTGTCGTTTACTGTCACCAGTCCGATAAGGCCGAGCGTAAAGAGAACAAAGCTCGCCATGAGCGGGGAAAGCTCAGCATATTTTCTTCCGACGAGAAAGACCCCCAGCGTGCCGAAAATTATAAGCCTGAGACCTGCTGGAAACATTTTTTCTGAGAGCAGATACCTCATATCGATTTTGATAGACAGAACCTTCTCGTGAATCCTATCTGGAGTCTGCATCACAACACGGACATAAGCTATTGATGAGTTCGTGAGGTTCTGAATCGATGCCAAGTCAAAAGTGTATGAGAACGTCTGAGAGTCTCCGCTCGTGAGGAAGCGATAGATTACGTGATTCCACTTGTCGAAGACCAAGACAGTGAGGTTATACTGAACAGGGCCATCTGGATTGTAGTACTGAACGAGAACGTTGTCCTTGTCTTTATTCACGTAAAACTTTTCTGTCTTCCCCTCGACGAAGCCGGGCCCTGGGAGTTCAAATGAGAGTTTCACGTCATCAACCGCTTGGGCTATCATACTTGTTGCCTGTCCGTCTGAGGAGTAGGCCGTGAAAAGATAGTATTCTCCATACACGGCTGTCAATGAGGCCTTATCTGTGATGTTCCCTCTGAAGACGAGTTTCCCATCTAAGGTCCTCACTTCTAGGAGGTTAAAGGTCGGTGGATAGATGTAAACGTTAATCGTCTTTATTGCTATGTCGGCCAGGGCCGGAAAAGCTAGATCAGTTGTTGATAAGTTCGTAAGAAGGTAAACCCTCTGAACATTGCCCCTCTCTAAAGAAACATATGTGGCATTGTTCGGGCCAGTTCCGAGGCGGTTATCAGGGTCAAGCGTTATCGACGAGATAAGGCTCATGTTGCTGTCAAGGAACTTCACAGTTATGTTTCCCAAATCCGAGCCGCCCTCAGGCCAGATGTAGAACGTTTTTCCGTTCGCCGTGAAGGAGTAGGCCCCTGTCCGCTCAAGCTGAACGCTCTCAGCGCTTATATAACTGTCTTTTATCACTATGTCGTCGATGAGTGTGTTCGATGAGTCGTTAGTATCGCCAAAGTATGAAAGATCCAGAGAGCCAAGGCCCCCGGATATCCTATATATATTATCAGGAGTATTGATGAAGACATACGCCTCGCCGTTAGGCCCTCCCCAGGATACCACAACCTCATTCCATTCTCCCTGCTGAAGGGTCAAGTTTGTTGTTACTCCTCCAATTACCAAGTATCCGTTTGAATTAATAGAAGCGAAGCTACTTATCGTGAGAGGCTTAGTCCCGTCCCACTTAATCCAGAACCGGACAAAGCCCGAGCTTCTTGAGGCCAAGCCCGTGGTCATCTTTGTCGCGTTGAGCCTCATTGACTTACTCCCATACGAGGCCGAATCCTCGAAAGAGAAGCCAGCCGAGGGGAAAACACCTAGCTTGAAGAAATAATCAGTTTGCTTCCCTACCGAGTCTGTGAGAACCTCCACATCACCGGCAATCCACAGGTGTAGATACCAAGCATCAGCTCCTGGAGGATAAACAACAAGCTGATGTTGGATCCCCGTGACAGTCATCATATAGTCATCCTTATACTCGAAATCCACGTTTCCATCGAGCGTATTTAGAACAATGAAGCCAATGATCGACTTATCATCGTCAGGAATCAACCAATGGCCCTCTAAATCTGCCGAGTACTGATCACATGACCCCGTCGTGGCGTTACAATACCGCTCACAGAAGTAGATAAAACGTCCATATATGCCCACGAGCTTTCTCGTTTCCCAGTACGTGATAGTCGTCTGCCGAACCGTGTAGCCGTCCACAGGGAGAAAGTTAGGAAGCGTCTCATTGAAGGAATCCTTAGCTATGTGGATCCCCTCGAAGTCCTCGAACAGTAACGTGCTCGCCGCCGAAACTCTCGCGGTCGGGATTAGTGCAAAAATCAGTATTAATATTAGGAAGGCCCTCCTCATGCTCCCACCCCTCTCTCACCCCTTCCCAAGCCATCCCCCATGAATACTCAGCGCCATGTAGATGTAGAGGACAAAAAGGACAGGAATCGGGAAATACTTGTAGTAGTTCACCATGATATAGTCAATCTCATTGTTTACTACGTCCATCCCCATTTTCTGTAGTCCAAGAGTTGCATTCTGCTCGAAAGAAGTCCAGAAAGATGAGACAGGCGAATTAGGGTCGTGGAGAATGGCTGAGTTGAAGAAGAAGGCGTAGAACATACCCACAAAAATCCATCCGGCTATCACGAGAACCGCGATCTGGATCGAGTTCACGGCAACGTCATGGAAGAAATCAACCACTTTCTGCTCATTTGCCGTCCCCTGGGCGAGAACAATCACATACCAAACCCCGCCGAGGATAATGAACACCAGGAGGCCAGCCCACAGGATCTGGACATAACCAAGAGTAGAAAAGAGGGGGAGGGAGGTGAGCGCACTCGTGTCCCACGTTAGTATTTGATCCAAAGTGAGCTCACCCACCCCATTCCATGTGAGAATGACTGAAGCAAAAAGAACAGCGAGAGACAGGCCAGCCGAGGCGATAATCCAAACTATTATTGCATAGAGCGGCCCGAATATCACCCCCTGCAGGGCCCCTTTCACGAAAGTCGCGCCCATTCACGTCACCCCGCCAAGGCCTTCGCCATTAAGGCGAACATGCCCATCATGGCCAACAGTGCGAAGAACATGAAAACAATGTTCCAGTTAAAGCCCGATGAAGGCTGTTGTATCTTCATGCCAAACCGCTTCGCGAGATCCTTGATAATGCCCTCAACCTTCTTGTTCACCGCCCAGCGGATTTCATTTGTTAATTCAGAGCGCTTGACCCCCGACATGAACTCCGCCAGCTCTCCAAAGTTCAAAGGCATTACCAAGGTGTACTTGTTGTCCTCTTCTGGAATCAGAACGGGCCGGCCCTCCTGGAGTTCGATGAAGACAAGTCCCCACTTCTGCTCAAGCTTCGTTAGATTCTCCTTTGTCTTCTTTATCTCCTCAGAAATCCTTTCTATGTCTTCAGAACCAGTCGCCAGCTTGGCCTCCAACCTCTTCAATTTCTCCTTAAGAGAGATGTACTCAGCATAATCTTTCTTCAGCTCGGCCCTCAATGCAAGAGGCATGTAGGCGATTTTCTTGAGCTGATTGATGTCCGCGGCCCTCACTTTGTCCTCTACGACGAAAGCCGTGAGTATGCGGCCCCTGAAGAGATAAACATCGCTCTTATTGATTTTCATGAAGAGCTTGTCCTCAGGATCCTTCGAGTTAGGCATCTGGATGTAATAGAATCCATTCTCGCGCTGAACGATAGGGACGAACTTGAAGTCGAGGTCCTGCTGAACTATCTCCCCGATGAGGATCCCATCCTTACCTCCCTTTTCGATCGACTCCACGAAATTCCTGCCAAGTGCCTTCCTAATCTTCTTGTATTTGGAATAATAGAGGAAGGCCACCATACCGACAAGCATTAGTAGGAACAGGAAGACAAAGACAACAACCCAGACGTTCATTTCTCTCCCTCCTCCTCAGCTTCTTGAGCCTGGCTGGCCCTAAGAACCAAGTCCGGGAAGATGAAACGAGTCTCAGCCATCAGGAGTTTACCGCCCTCTGCAACGTTGAGAATATTCTGAACAGTCGCGAGAAAGAGGCGGAACTCGTCATACTTGTAATCGCTCATGAACTCAGGATGGCACTTATAGCCGAGGCCCAAGAGTTCCAGCTCTATAATGACATCAGCCAAGGACGAATAGTCAGCAATCCCAAGAAGGTGTGCCGGAGCAGTCACCATCTCGGCCCACTCCGCGAAATCAGCTGGAACCTTATCCTTAAAGCGCTCAAAGTGCTGCAAAACGGGCTCGGTAGGAGCACTCTTCAGAATACTCTCAATAACCGAAGTTGCAACATTGCTTTTCTGTGATGACTGTGATTTCTGAGAAACCTCCTGCTCAGAACTCTCCCTCTTTCCCTTCCCAAGCCCAAACATCATCTTCCCCTCCTAAGATCCTTGAGTGCTGTGAACATCAAATCAAATGAATACAACATGAGGAAGACAAACGAGATAAACGCCAAGACAGGATCCTGAACCGCATTTATTGTCCGAGCCGGATAAGTGACTGTAGCATTTGATGAATTCATGACCAAGATGATAGTATCATTCTGAATGTACTCCACACCAGGCACCAACGGAACGAAAGTCGTCACAACAGCCAGCAGAATAGCGAACATAACCATTTCCTTCATCCGCTTAACCTTACCAATCCAGAAGAGCGAGATATGGGCAATCCAAAGCACAAGTAAAAAATAATAGAGCAAAACGGCCTCACCTCCCTCCCCCTCAGGATCTTTTCAGACGCTTCAGTTCAATCTCTAGTCGCCACGGTTGTCCTCCTGCCGATTCTGATGAATAAGATCACCATTGGTATCATGAGGACCATCATGAAGGCCACTATCACCAGGCTGGCTCCTGTACCCATGGCATTTACAATCTTAGCGATTACCGGGCCAAAAATTGGGAGGGCGTTCGGGTCAGTGATGTTAAGCGCTGTCAAGAAAGTCTCTGCCATGAATCCGAAGAACAAGAAGACCACTGCCACAAGGCCAAGGTACATGAGTGCCTGCATGACGTCCTCAAGCGCATCCATCATTGCCGCGTCTTCCTCGTTGAGCCACTGCCATACTCCCCTGAAATTCCATCCCGAAGTTGGGGCGTATACCACAACCGTCATGGACATACCTCCCCTTCTCTGTGGAGGCCAAGGCCCGATAGTCGGGCCTACTCGAAAACAGTATGCAACAAAAATATTTAAGCATTTCTCCTCAATGGGAAATAATTATCATCTTAGAGAAAAGAAGCGATATAAAGGGAAATCAAGAGAAACACAGAACACCCCGAGCTCATCTAGGAAACCAAACCAATCGGCTTATATTACCAAACACAAAAATACAAAGAGAAAAATTCTGGGGGTGAACTAGTGCCACGAAAAAAAGAAATGCCTGGCGGGAAGTATTCAATTGTATTTCCTGATGCATTGCTAAAAAAGATTGAAATACTTGTTAAAAAAGGTTACTATCGCGATGTCCAAGACTTCATAATGGACGCATGTAGGGATCTAGTCGACAAGTGGGAAAAAGAAAGACCAGACATCTTCAAAGAAGACTAACATCACCCTCCCCACAACTTCAAATAATATCCTCAAAATCCTCAATCCCACCGAGATAAAACTCATTAACTGCATCATATAGTGCCTTAACCCAGCCAAGAAACCGTTTCGAGAGTTCAACAACTCCATTTTCTTTTCTAAGAATACCTGCTTTTACCAAGGCTCCCAACGTTCTTCTATATTGCATATAGTACTTGTTAAAGGATGTTCCAAACCTCTCAGCAAAGTCTAAACTAATCTCTCTGTTTCTCCGCGTTCTTGAATAGTTCTCATCATACCGCCTATAGTTGTCTATAAGCTCCTCAATGTTCACAGGGTCAAGGTGTTCATAATAATAATATTCCTTAAGATATTCTAATACCAACAAGGGCCAGTCCTCAACATGCCACGGACCCTGACGAGCCTTCCTAATTAGAAACATTGCCCACCTTTGATAATAGTCTTGTCGAGGAAACATCATTCTGATAACATCCTCCATTGTCCTAGGCTTTGCCCTCCAATCGAAGTGCAAAACTGCTTTATCTTTCCGCTCGTATTTCTTCTCATTCTTAGCCTTGGCCATAGAGACCACCAATTATAACCAAAATTGTTAAACCATTTAAATGTTTTGGTTATAGCTCTCCGGATCCGCAGACTTCCACATAACCAATTTTGGTTATATGACCCTCTCGGGTCATGACCCCCCCATAACCTAAGCAAGACCCCAGAGAAAAAATGAAAGTGACGCGATATAACCAAAATTAGTTATATTAAGCCTATCCACCGCCATCACACCCTTCCCCAAATACACTAATAGTTCCAAGAGCATAGCAAACTCTACAATTGCTACGAAGATTATCAGATATTGCAATGCAAAACTCCCCTAGCAAGTTTCTTTAGAGTTTTAGCCAAGCTGTGTTGATGCACTACGTTGTACTTTCAAACTTTCGAGAAGCCGCTCCCACTCCCTCACTAAGTACGGATTGAGGTACTCACGAACTTTCTCAAGGAATAGTTCTATAATTGGCACTATATCCTCATGCTCCGCATCAACTTCAGCCTCAGCAACGACACGGAAGCGGAACGGAACACGGCGAGCCTGAAGCTTCTTCTTGAGAATCGTTAGCCTCTTCTTAATGCGCTTGAGAGCCTTCTCTTTTACTTTTTGAATTGCGTCACCAAGTCCAAGCTCTTTCTCAGCTATTTCAATTCTCGCCTTTACCATTTCCTCAAGGAGAGCATTTCGGAATTGAACCAACGAAGCTCCAAATGTCCTAACACGCTTGAGAAGCCCTATTTCCTCAAGCATCTTGACAACCTCGCGAATTCTCCTCTCAGAATAGTGTAGCTCCTGGGCAAGCTTCTTTAGATCCACCCAGCCATTTAGAGTCACAAGCTTCAAGACCGCCCTGGCCAAATCATTCTGGATAGCTCTTCCAAATGCCTCATTCTCCTTTATCTTCCCTATCTGTATTCCCAACTGCTCATTCCACGTTGGAAAGTCTATCAGCCTCACGGTCTTTTCTGGGCGTAGGTTTGGCTTGAAATGATCATCCTCCAGGAGATTACCCTTCTGAACCCCCGTTTTCACCAATATAGAGATAACAAGGGCGTCCAAGAAGTCCCTTAGCTCATCCTCCAACGCCAATGGGATCCTGTCCCCACTCAGCTTAGGATCAACGCCAGCCTCGATCTTGAAGCTGTTCTTTAAGTTTTCTGGAGCATTAGCCGCCTCCCAGTCCTTTAGCCTGTAGATTTTTATGTAGAAGGCCAAGTCGAGGTGTTTAAGGCTTTCAGGAAGAATGCTCTCATCCTTAAACGTTACCTTGTAGAACTTGTAAGCGTCCTCTTCTGTGTCTTGGTGAGCCTTCACCTTTGTCTTGGGCTTGTCTCTAAGCCAAAATTCGAAGGATCGTAGAGTCTGAGCCACAGGGCGCTCGACACTAATACTAACTCTAATATGCCTCTCTAATGTTATTATATTGCTGTCCTCTTCACGAATTTCGGCCAAGTAGGCAGTATTAATGTCAAGCTTCTTGAAGATCTTAGCAAGAAGTTCGAGTATTTCATCCCAGTCCATGTATGAGGATTGAATGTAAAGAAGAGTAGCCTCATCACGACCCTCCGGGAGCTTCCACCTGTGGAATTCACCATTCCTGCGGTACCACATACTCTTTAACCTCGGCTTTATAGTCACTACTAGTTTTCTATGCCCTATTTGATCTCTTGCGTCAATCACGTACTCAAAAAGACGCTTATACTCACCGTTTTCGTACCTGTAAAGCCCAGACTTCTTAGAATAGAACCTAACATCGAAGTGATCAACAGTGAATTCCCTGTCTCCCTCCTGTTTCCAGGCATCAATAGTAGCAAAATAGAGCATCCTTGTTGTTATCACATTGCGCTGACTTCCATGCGTAACTGGCTCGACAAAACTAACGCGATTCTGTTCAGAATACAAAATATTATTAAGCTCCTCCGCTCTACTCATAATTGATCACCCGGGGTTAGTTTTTGGTCTGCACCGGAGCCCACCACCGGGTGGTCGCCTAGGCCCATCTTTCCTTTTATATCATCATGATCTTCTGCAGCCTCAACCGCGCGGAGAAACTCTACTATCTTCTTCCCAGTCCTTGCACCATAAACACGCGTTTCTCCAGTTGCAATAATTGTAAACTCCCACCTCTTTTCATGGCTATTATAACGTGCCAGCACTCTTCCCCCAAGTAGCATTAACTCTACCCTCTGCACCGGAGCCCACCATATACTCCTCGACGTTCCCCCTTATAAAGTTTGCGAAAAAAATTCCGCGGAATTTCTCCGATTAATTGCATGTTCATACAACTTGTTTACTCTATCCCGTAGTATCGCTAGGCGCTCGCCTCCGCTCTCCCCCCGTTAATCCGGAAGAATTTTCGCCGATGGGCCTTTGGGGGTGTAGCCAAAGAGGCCACACCCCCCCAAAAACCCGCACCGATCCAGACCCAAAACCCGACCCGAGAACCAAGCCCATATTATTATATTATATTTGGTGATGGTATCGCCAAATCCATTTTAGGGTTTATCATGCCATGAACTGAGAATGCCACGACGGCGTAGATCATTCCTTATGAGATCCCTTAGATAATCTGCAATAGAATTATAGCCCTCTTCCCTAACTATTTTCTCTATGCGCTCCCTGGTTTTCTTATCAACTCTCACAATCAGAATCTCGGTGTACCTATTTCCTCCCAT